CACCCGTGATGGGTGTTTCTAATGATTTATTAAGTCTTTTACCGAAATGAGACACCAAACACAGCACCGTTTGGAGATGCTCCTCATATTGCCGGAGGAGTCGGCGGCCACCTATTTTATACTAGAGTTGATGGCCAAACCCTCATGCCCGGAAGATGAGGAGCTGGCTGTTACGCCGCCAGCCGGCTGACCGCCCTCATAATCTATATCTAGTGAGAGCGGGTGCGAGAGTTGGAACGACAAAATCATTCAAGTCAACCTCACCAGGCTCGGTTTTAGTGCCGAGCCGCGTTGTCTGGTTGACAAACCGGACAACACTGTGTTGCTGGAGCTCATCAGAATAAGTGCTACCCCACTTAACCCACCTAGGCCTGAACATGGTGTAGATCATTCTGATTTGCTCGCTATCGATGGGACCAGAGCCACTATCGATCTCCCGCTCAATGAGTAGTTGTACATCAACCGGGACGCCAAACACAGTCGCCACGATAGCGCGAGATCGTGGACTAGGGTCAATCGCATGGTGCTTCAGAGCTTGTCTCATATTGGCACGCTCATACGAATCAAACAGCGCTGAATGAGCGAACCACGCGAGATATTGTCTCTCCGTGGTCGGGGTGCTGCGCAACATCCTCTCACCTAACTTCCCAAGGATGGGGTTCGACGCGTAGCTGGCCAGCAGTGCGAATCCCGACGCTGCTGTCAACTTATCACGCGTTTCCTTCCCAGCTGATACAGCCTTCGTAGTGTATCCAGCCTTGGCTAAATGGTAAAGGGGGTCTGCAACCAACACACGCTCACACCTATCATAAACGTGCCCACAAAATGAGGCACTTTGGACACTCTCCTCGACCTTCAGCTTCACGATGAAGCCGAGATCATTCCAAACAGACGTATCCGGCATGACATCAGTGCATGTCAATCCGTCGTCGCCTTCGAAAACTCCGCTGATCTTCATGTGGTCCGCACCAACCTTATAAAGTGCGAACATCATCAGCATGAGATTCGAAAAACTGTTCCCCAAGGATGTCGTCATCTCGCCGCTCATTCGCACGGCGGTGGACGATGCAAGAACATGTTTGTACTTGGCAGTGAAATCGCTAGACTGTAATTGCAACCAGGCGAATTCATTGGGGTGCCGAGCCAGGAGATGTTTGTATAATTGAAACTCACATGCATCCTGGATTTCACGTTTAAACGAATTTTCAAACTTCGTGTAATCCGTGGAGAGGATAAACTTAGCGTTGTGGTCGAGGCCCTCCATCTTTAAGAGCTTATCAAGCGGGTTATCATGTTTTATAAGCCATTGAAGCTTATAAACAACCCCTTCCATCGACCCAACAGCAGGACCCACTCGCGCCTTGTACAGATCACAGGCGGCGTGGATACCACGAGGCTCCTTAAACTCATCATCATCAGTGAAGCATCCGTTGCGGAATTCAGTTTTAACAAAACTCTGAATCTTACGAACCTTCTTTAACAATTCACGACGAGCCTTACCTCGAATATTTACAAGATCTACACTTTCGAGCTCCCCCACCTTAGATCGTGCAGCACGCGACTCATTCTTGCGATGCTCATTATAAGGTCGGGTGCTTAACCACTCTTCAAAAGTTAATAAATCATCAAGAGGCGAGAATAACCGCCTCACC